TGGTTGTACTGATTTACAAGCGACTGGTGGTATATCACAAATATTATTAAGAGAATGGACAACAACTGATGTTGTAACTTATGACACATCAACACCATCAGTTCATAGTATATTAAGCATACTTGATGCTTCACCTGCAACAACAGCAAATTGGTTTGTGTATGAGTTTAAAAATGAAACTCCAGCATTAACAATAGCAGCAACTAAAGAGAATGGTTCAACTGCATTTGAGTGTGGTTTATCTTTCTTCTTACCAAAAACAGATGTAACTAAATACACTGCACTACAAGGTATGTTAAATTCTTGTATGATGGGTATAGCAATAGATACTAATGGAAACAAATGGGTTCTAGGTGTTTCTGAGAAGTATGCAAATGAAGATGTAGCAGGTAGAAGTCAAACTTACTTAAATTTAAGTGGATTTGAAGGGGGTACTGGTGCTGCTTATTCTGATGAGAATGGAATATCTGTTACTTTAATGGCAAGACAGTTTGAGTTACCTAGAGAGTATGCAGGTACAATACTAGTTGATACATCAGCATTAACAGCAACAACAGCAGCATAATAATTAAAGATATATTTTTAGGTTGGACTTGTTTCGTAAAAAGTTTATAACCTTTTCCTATTAATATCTTTCTAATAATATGTGTGATTGTGGTCAAAAAGTTGTAAATTACACACACTTAAATATATACACACTTATGGCAAAATATAAGGCAGTAAAATCATCAGGTACTTTGTATAAGGGTGATTTAAAGATTAAATGGGCTACAGCAACTCAAGAGGAGTTAGCTTATGCTTACGAGGATTTAGGATTGACTAAATTAGTAGAAAAATTATCAACTATAAAAACTGAAGATGAGCCAAAAAAAGAAAGTAAGAGGAGCAGCAAAAACAAATCTTCAGACTCAAAAGAGTAATACTTTTGAATTTGGGGTTTTTAATTTAGCAGTACCTCAAAGTATAGAAGAACCACAAGACTTATCTAGGGTGCTGACTAAGTTCGTACCATTTGGTAATGACAACTTGTTTCCTCAGTACTTAGCTAGACTAAAGCGACAGTCATCTACACACAGAAGTGTCTTAGCACAAAAGACAATCTTTACTAGTGGTGCTAAATTTGTCAGTAGCAATGAAGACATATTAGACTACATTAAAGATGTTAATGCTGATGGAGAGTCATTAAGAATGATTTTTAAGAAGTTAGCAGATGATTACTATACATTTGGAAATGCTTACTTAGAAGGAGTTATATATGATGGTGGACTGAATCTATACCATATAGATGCAACTACCGTTAGAATGGCTAAGAATAAGAAAGAAGTGTATGTTCATCCTGATTGGGCTAAGTTTAATACTATGAAGGATAAGTTAAGCACTATACCTATCTATCCAGAAGTAAAGGGTAACAGGTTTGTATATGAGTTTAATGATTACGAGCCTACATTCCAATTCTACGGATTACCTGATTATGTTGCAGCATTAGAGCATATTGCTGTTGATTATGAAATTGGTAAATGGAATCACACAAAATTTAAGAATGGCTTCCAACCATCTGCTATCGTTGAGATTAGTGGAGATATGGGTGAAGAAGAAGCAAAGAAATTAGTACACGAGGCACAGAAGAAGTTTGTTGGAGAGGGGAATAATGGTAAGATTATGTTTATCGTTAAGAATGGAGATACTTCTCAGGCTAATGTACAGATAATAAAAGATGACCAAGATGGTAGTTGGTTAGACTTACAAAGAATAACTGACCAGAACATTGTAACTGCTCACAGATGGCAACCATCTCTAAGTGGATTAGTTTCAAGTGGTAAGATGAATAATACAGGTAGTGAGATTAGAATTGCTTATGATTTAGCAATGACTACTGTAATTAAAGATACTTCTGACTTACTGTTAAATGGTATTAAGACTATATTGTATAAAGAGTTAGGTTTCTTACCTGAAGATTTAATCATTCATTATGAGCCACCAATTAGTTTTGCTACTCAGATTGACCCATCTAAAGTGCTTACAATTAACGAGCAAAGAAGAATGTTAGATGAGGACTTACCAATGCTTGTAGAGGGTGATATGTTCTTAACTGATAGAGAGCAAATCATTGTAACTAGAGATGATGATGCAGATGGAGTTGGAGATGATGATGCTGGAGATTTAACTGTAACTCAAAAAACTGAAGACTAAACACTATGGCAAACGTAAATCAATATAAAACACTAGCAACATCAGAAGAGGTTATAAGTAATAGTTTTACTAATGCTAATACTGACCCTGCTTTAATATCAACTAACACTATATTACTTTCTGAGTTAGCACATTTAAAGACTGCTATTGGTAAGAAGTTTTATGAGGAGTTAAAGACACAGAATAATGTAGGTGATTATCCAACAGCAGGAGGTCTTACTCAAGCTAATCAAACTTTAATGGATGATTTCTTAATTAGAACTCTATGTTGGTTTGCTAGATTTGAGGTTATTAATGAGGTACAGAGCAACAGTAGTAGTATGGGGATTGTCCATAATATTGATGAGTTCTCTACTATCATTGACCCTGCTGAGTTAAATGCTTATAAGCAAGATACTTACAGAAAGTCTGAGATATACTTACAAGATATGATAGAGTTTTTGAATGACCCTGATAACAGTGCTGACTACCCTACATACACTGCTAATGCACCTTGTAACAACACTACATACAAGAATCACGGAATAATAATGTATGATAGTATATATGATAGACCAAGAAGGAATTATGATAGTTGGAAGAATTATTGTCCAGAATGTTAAAAAATATATAAATGGCTGCAAACGAACATAAGAACTTAACTGATATTAATAGGCATAATCCAAAAGGATTTGAAAATGCTACTAATGATACTGTATTAAGTAAGAATATTGGAACATCTCCTACTGGAACTGATGGTAATTTAGTATGGCAAGGAAAGTCTTTTATGGGAGTTACTAACTATAAGATGCAAGGTTATACTGATGCAGGTACTACTAACTATGCTTATGGTGAGGATATTGCAGATAACAAATCTCCATTTCAAATGGATGTTGATTATGGAAGTGCAACAGTAGCAGGAGGAACTATCACTCCTTCAAATGTACTTAGAATTGGTCAGAGTCAAATAGTCGCTGAAACTGCTGCTGTATCTTCTATCAGTGGATGGATTACAAGCAACTTAGGCAATTCTATTACTGTAGCTATATGTAAGGCAACACCTACAGAAAATGATACTACTGCTATAGTTCCTATTGTAATTGATGAAATTACTGTAACAGGATTGAGTAGTAATAGTAAACTTATTAGAGTTAATGAAACTACTATAACGACTACAGCATTAGCAGCAGGAGATATTTTGTTTGCTATGGTAAAAGAAGAAACTGCAGGTTCTGCAATTTTTATGAATTTAACTATTCAAACAACTACATTCTAATGACTACTAAAGAAGAATTAATTTCAATGAAAAAAGACATAACTTCAATTAATGAGAAGGTAGATAATATAGCATCTAAATTAGATATGCTTACAGATAAGTTGCTTAATCCAGACTCAGGAGTTACTGCTAGAGTAAACAGAAACACATCTATGAGGAAAATTTTAGTTAAAGCAATGTGGGTGATATATACAGTAACTATAGGTGCTATAATAACAATATTTACAAAATAATAATAACAATTAAAAAATAAAAAAATGAGTACATTTGATACGGATAATACACTACTACTTGAGATGCTTGGAAAAGGTGGCTTGAATGTAGTTTTTACAACTGCTGCACAAACAGGTAAAGATTGGTACTGCTTATACTTCCCTGTAGAATCAGTTATAGCATCTATTACAGTAGGTAATATGTCAGGAACTGAAAGTTTATTGGAGGGTTTAACACTACCTGCTGGAACAACTTTGTTTATGAGAACGACAGCTATTCAATTAACGAGTGGGGTTGGTATTGGCTACAGAGAATCTGATGGTGATGCTACTAAATAATGAAATTATCACTAGGCATATCATTACCAACTAGTAACAAGGGAGGTTTAACACCTGTACAAAAGCAAGTAAATGACTTTAAGGTTAGAGTTGTCGCTGATGGTGGTGTATTTGAGGCTAAGGCTTGTTTAGAAGCACAATTAACAATTTTAAGTAATATAGAATGAGTTTATTAGATGATGTTAGTATAGTAGTAACTCCTAACGGATATAAGGCAGGAGAATTGTATGCAGTTGTTCCTGTACCTACTGAGGGTGCTGAAGAAGTTTCTGATGGTAATTTCCTTTTAACAGGTACACAAGCACAAAACACAACAGGAACATATTGGACAACAGGAACAGGTATTACTATATCAGGGGGTTCGGCTAACTTTACAGGAAATAGCAATGCTAATATAAGCCAAGCAAACGGAATAGTTGTAGGCACTAGATATAGACTTACTTTTACTATAAGTAATTATGTTTCGGGTGATATAGATATTAATGTAGGGGGTAATACAAGACAAGGTTCTTATTTTGGAGATAACGATTATACAATTGATGTAGTTTGTTATGGTGGTAATTCTTTATACTTTCAAGAGAATAGTGCAGCAGGAGGATTTGTAGGTTCAATATCTAATGTATCAGTAAAAGAATACACATCAGCAGATATGGATGTTACTAGAGCAACTGCTGCTACAAGAGTAGATGAGAATGGTTTAGTAAATTATGCTGAGGTTATAGGTGGGGAAGAAGTTACTAATGGAGATTTTACTCAATTACCTTTAGGCACAGGTTGGGATGCTTATACTTCAGGTTCATCTACAGTAGCATTTACTGAAGGTGCTATATTAAGTATAGATGGTAGTAATAGTAATGTTGGAGTATATCAACAAAATATTTTTACAAGTGGAGTTCAGTACAAGATTGTTGTTAGTGTAAAAGCAACAGCGAGTTTTGATGCTTTAGTTTCAGAAACAGATGCAGCATCTTCTAAAGGAACTATTGGAACTTTAAATTTAACTACTTCTTATCAAGATTTTTCCTTTTATTACACAGGAACAGGTGCTTGGGATTTATTTATACACAGAAAATATGGAGAAACAGCAGGACAAAATCAACAGATTTATGTTAAAAGTGTATCAGTAAAAGAATCAACTAAAAACAATCTTGCAAGAGTAGATTATGATGGTACTGCT